GGCTTGTTTTCCCGTGATTGACTTCATCAAGCTTCTCTCTGTTTCAGAGAGATTCTGATCGTTCAGAAGACTGTCATACGGGATAAGGGGCCTGTACTGTTTCACTTTTGTCAATGCCCTTCCTCTCTTGCACAGTCTTAAAGCTATACTGATTTTGTCTCCAAACAAAACAGTACCTACAATCAAAAGCAAAGGAATTGCACTGATCAGCATCCCTTTGAGGACTGATCCAAAGGCGCCTGTAAAAAAAGACCCTACACCTTTAAAGAAGTTTCCAGCTGAAGAGGTCCAGCAGCCTAGCACTGAGCCACCACAAGTCTGGTTGCTCTTTGCAAACAGGGTCCCTCGATGCTCGAGCAGTATGCTTTCAGGGGCTTCAAGGACTGCCTTAACACAGGATTTCGTGTCTCTATCTGTGCAGGAGGGACAGTTTTGCTTCTCAAGTATGCTTATACATATTTCTGGCTCCTTTATAACTGAGAAGACTCTGATCTTTGAGTTTGTTGGTTCATCGGCTTTGACAGAAAATGAGGTATCAGGCACAACAATGTTGGGATTCTCAGATTTAAGATGTAAATGGAATTCAGCAGGTGTTTTTATTCCAAGCTGTATCCCACATGTTGCCCCTTGGGTACACGCAAAGCAGCCTGTGCAATCACTTAATGTTAAAGACAACCCTTCCAGTACAATCTTCTTACTGTGCAGCTCTAGATTCTGCACAGAGACATAGATACTTAAGTCTCCTCCACTGGATATGGGACGAGCCTTTAGGTCCAATGATAAGGTGTCGTCAAGACCTCTTGTTCTTGCAGAGTGGAAGAAGTGAGTTGCAGAGAAGTTTGTCTCACTTATGTACAAGTTGTGAAATGCTTCTCCGTTGCTTTGAACAATGTTCTCACTCATACAGGTGGTCCAGTCTCCAGGGTTACAGTAGTAGCTCATTGTAGACCCTCCCCAAGCCATCCAGACTTTTGTGTTGTTGGTGTATTTTTTGAAGAAGTTTCCGCTGGTGACATCATCAATAACAAGGGCGTCCACATCAAAGATTTGAAAGTCTCCTCCTGAACCATGTGTACAGCCTTGGATGGTGCAAAAATCTTTCGCTGATGTAACAGCATGTGTATGCAGTAGGTCAACGTGGCTGGTGGTCCCGGGTATTTTATGATATAGAGCAACTTTGTCAGATAGCTTCTTTTCCTCCCCGTAAGGGTCTGAGAAGGACACACTTACCGGGCCTAAGCTGATTTCAACTCCAGCTTCAATCACTTCACATATTCTATCAGTGTGGTCAAACTCAACACAGGCTATAACTGGTGTTCTCTGATGTTCTATGTGCCACACTGATACTAACCAATCTTGATACACCTCTGTTATGTCAGAAGCACAACAAGAACATCCTGTACCGACACCCCAGCACCAAGTCGGGTTACACCTCCAGTTTCTAACATGCATCCATTTCTGTGTATGGCATGTATTCCTCTGGCAGCCGCATCTGTCAGGACAGTCTCCTGTGCATGACCCCTCTGACCATAGTTCAATCTTCCTGTCACCAGTCACATATTCTAGTCTTGCACTGTACACCTGAGTATAGTCAAGGATGGAGACTGTAAGAATTTTTTGCTCAGCTGCATCTTTGTCATCCATTAACCAGCTGATGCTAGTTTTTGGATTCAGCTTCATGAGTGCAGAAGATTTTCCACTAAGTATGACTTTGTCTCCAGCTAGGTGTGTGCTTTCCCAGGTCAGAGAAATGTGTTTAATACTCTGTGGCGGCTCATATGTTTCAGGGACATGTACAGTCCCCCATGGGGCTTCAATATCAATGGATTTAACCACCTTCCTCTTCTGACTAGAAAGACTTTTAGCAATGCTAACTTTCTCCTGATCTGTATGAAGTTGTAGCAGCTGGCGAGAACTAAAGGGGCTTGCTGGTCTGGAATCATCTTCACATACACAGCCATCATCAAGCTGAATACAGTCTTGGCGGCAATTGAAAACCTCCCTCTCACTGTCTTCCCAGTAGCCTCCTACAGCTTCTGTCGTCTTGAAACTTGTTACTGGTTTGATGAGAAGAATTAGGCAAACCAAAGCAGCAATCGACCAGCTTGTTCTTGCAATGGCAACCGCATAATCAGCCATAAATGCAAATGATTTAAGCAGCAGTCTAGGCGTTCTATTAAAGACTATGGTAGCCCTGTCTTTGTCTTGTATTATGCAGCGTTCCTTGCACTCTTCTTTCACGTGTTTTCTTAAAACATCTCCTGAGGCTCTTTTGTTGCAGAACGGACATTGGGACATCTTACATCTATCATGCCTTCCCCATTCCTCAGCAGCACGTACCCAGACACCACAGCAAGGACACAGCCCTCTGTTAGGGTCTAACTTGGTTCTTAAATAAGCTGTTAATCTACACAGAATTATGCCCAAAACACCGGTTATAGCAAGTATTAGCCTCAAGGCCAAGTACCCTGCAGACAGCCAGATGATTAGGATGTAAACTATGTGAGGCCTATGTGTCATTCTGCACACATAAAAGGCATAGTCACCAATGATGGAAGTTAAAGGGCAATTCAGGTCAACTGCATTGACAGTTAATTTGTGCTGCTTTCCAGAAGGGCAAGTCACCAAAATCTCGTTGTATGGGTCGCTGACTACTGAGAATGTGCAATCAGGAGAACAGAAGTTGACCCCCGATTCCCCAGACTCTGCACTGTAGGAGATGTGTCCTTGTCCATTCAGTTTGACTTTGACACAGACATGTGTGTGATCACATGCATCCACTGCTGTTATGTTGCACTCGGGGAGGCTCTGATGGGCAAGTGTTTTCGGGTGGCACTGATACTGTACTCTCATTTTCCCTACACTGTAGCATCCCTGCTCTCTGTTCAGTGGTAGTGACGTCAGCTTTGTCTTATTGCAGAAGCCTATTCTTGGATGAGGAAGGCTCCTTGTTGATGTGCTAACCATGTACCTGTCGTACTTAGCTAAAAGGCCTCGAGAGATGCACCAATCCCTCTTTATCCTTGGTGATAGGCTTAGAAGTTTCCTCCCTTGTCTTGGGTTTTCTTGCCCAAGAATAATCTTAACTCTCTGATATGTTAATTCCCAAACTCCCTTAAACTTGGTTGGTGCTCCCTTTTTAGCCCCACATAGCTCCAGATAGCTATCATCCTCAATCCATTTTTTTTCAATGGTGAAGTGAGTGACTGGATAGTAGTCTTTCCATCTAGCCATTGTAATGCAGTATGAGGACGTGTATGGGTGGCCTATTAAGCACCCGGAGTTTTCAGCAAACAGTTTCAGCTTGTGGTGCTTATGCCCCTTTGCTGTAGTCAGGTATGCTATTATTATAACCGGCATCTCTGGTGTACTCACAACTTTGATATTTTCAAAGTTCAAATCTCTTAACCTAACCTCTTTCGGGACACCAGGACAGTTTGTCTCTATTGCACAGCCCGAATCAGCAAAGCTCCAGTCAACACCAGGGTCAATATGGTCATATGTTCCTTTTGTGTGGTTCTTGCAGACTAATACTATACCAGCACCTGACATGTTCTTTTTATAAACAGATCTAAAGCCTAGTTCATCGTCATCCATGCTGAATTCATAGAGTCTGCTGTGTGTTGGGAACAAATTTACCCTACCAGAATAAAGTACATCATCCTCAGGACCTTGTGCTTGCCTTCTTAGTGGTTGCAGGGCTATCTCTGACACACCTCTTACCTCAACTGTCTCCACAGCTTCAGGACTCCTAGAGCTCCTGTTGTTTGATAATAGAATCAGTTTAAAGTCGGATAGGATCCCTTTTACTTTCTCCTCAGTCCAAACTCTACTCTTTTCAAACTGCACACCTAGTTTAAACATGTCATAACCTGTCCTAATCTTGGCAGACAGCTTGTTTCCGACTTTTTGGAACATGTTAGAAAAGGTGTCTGTAAGACTAGGGGTGCTTGTACCATTTATACTAAGGAGTCTCCTTGTGCTCACAGCCGGCTCTGGAGGGGCCGGTTCTAATGACTTGGACTCCCTATGGGTGGTAGGGTCTTCGATGTCGTTTGGCTGTTCGGTGCTGGTGCTTGTGTTCTGGGCACTCTCGTCTGTCCTCGGTCCAGTGTCTTGATTCTTGCTGGCTCTATTATCTTCGGCTGCTTTCTCTTCTGCTTCATGAAGTGTCTTTGAGGACTCTGGGGCACTGGTGCTAATTGGTTCTGGAGGTGGCTCCAGTCCAGGTGTTGGGGTGACAGCCAATGCCATGGTTGGAGTGGCTTGTTCTGCCTGTGGCTGCATGCTGTCTTGTGGTCCACCTGAATCATTTCTGCCTCCCTGGCTGGCACCAGCAAAGGTATCACCCCTAGTCTCAACCCCTTGAGCCTCTTCTTCGCCATCTTCCTCTTTCAGGGACTCTGATTGCTCGCTCGGGCTTGCGGGCAGTGTCGGAGACATTTCAGGTGTGGCTACTGAAGTAGGGGTTGTGTCTCTTCCTGTTCCACTATGCCCTGAGTTGTCTGACTTCTGGCTCTCCTCAGGGGTGTCTGCTGCACTTCTTCCAGAGACTGAGGCTCCCACAGCACTGCTTGGTGGAACTGTAGTTCCTCCGGTACTTGGAGACTCCTCTCCAGATCCCTCAGCTGCTGGAGCAGGAGATTCTGCCGACCTCCTTCCCCTACTGAGTCTAGCATAGTCCTCATCGTCTTGATAGGTGTCATCAAACACTCTGCCTCCGCTCCTGATGTTGTCTGTGTCGAAGCTTCTTTCTTTATGGAACTTTCCATGGGTCTGAGGGTTTCCAGAAGTTTCATCTGCAGGCGTCTGAAGTGTGTGAGCCAGAAGTCTCCTCGCTCCTTCTCCTTTATTAGAAGCTCCTCCCCCTTCTGTCTCTCTGATGTCTCTTTCAAAAGTAAAATCACTGTCAGACACAGCAGTAGTAATAGTGCTACACACGAGCAGAGCAGTCCAACAGTGTCGTAGTAGCAAGACATTTTTCTCTCCTCTCAT